CAAACACCTCCAGCACCACACCCGGCGTATGCGAGCCATTCCACACATAATGCACCGCTTGCTCCACAGATGGGTCTGCAACGCCATTCGCCTTGACCGCTTTTCTCTTGCCTGTGGATTGTTTCGCTTCCTCTTCCGCAGGGGCCTCCTCTATAGGCACCTGTGCCTCTTCGTCAGCCATTGTTCCTCTCCTTTGACTCTTTATCTGTCTCCTGAAGCCATGAAATCTATAACAGTTGGCCCCAATCCAAGCACAACAGACGGCTCGCCGCCAAGATCGGTACGCCTCACCTGCACATGGCTCACCCGTTGCTTTGCGCGATACGTCTGCGCCAGCTTCTGTAGTTGCACAGGCACCTGAGACACATGGAACGATTGCGCATCACTGGTAAAGTCAAAGCGTGTCACGTACCGCGCAGCCCATCGCTCTAAGAGGTCAGCCGATGCACGGTAGATGTCATAGGTCTTGCCGGTGAGATAGATCGGCGGCAGCATCGTTGTGCTGAATGCCCAATGCCCGGTGATGGGTTCCTTGACGGTTGGCGTCACCACGTTGATCAGGAATTGCTTGAGTACCGCGTCGTCTTCCCAATCGCCTACGTCTGCCAGGTAGTCAAGCCAGAGCAACGTACCGGCGCTAAATGTTGGCTTCGGCGTGAGCACAAGGTTGTACACGTCGCTTCTCGCGCCGTCATCCATGACATCCTGGATGGTATTATCATCGAATATCTGACTGGCTCCAGTAGGATCGTTGATCAGAACTCTAACCCTCGTTATCAAAGCTGCCATCGAGCTTCGCACAGCCATTGGTTAATCCCTGGTTGGCATGAAATCGCACTGCCCAACGGTGATCGTTGGCGTCGAACCGGCACCGGCGAACGTACCAGTAAGCCTGATCTGCGGGGCATTCGTTGCCGCTGCGTTGATCAAGTCCTGCCTGGTATTCGCAATAGGAATGAAGATCACCCCTGATTGCACGGTGGTGGACAGCGCAATCGATAGCTCGCCTGCAAGTTCCGTCCAAGTAGATGCGTTGTCATAGCTGATATCGACATCGAACGTAACGCTATTGGCCCCTGATGCGTTCGATGCAGCGGTAAAGGGCACGCGCAGGAAGAGCTCATTCCAGGTCGAGCCTTTCGGCAGCGTCACCCCTGCTGTGTTGAATGTAGCGGTTTTCACGCCTGGTGCGGTAATTCCGAGTAACAAATCTGCGGGCATGTCTTCCTCCTATGAAATCTTGATATCGTAGATGCGGCCCAGGCTACGAATATTGGTGTTCATGAAGCCAACCGCCCAGTCAATCAGTGTGCGGTAGAACGCGCCATCATAGACAAGGCCAAGGTCTTGTACGTTGAGTTCTGCCATCTGCCAGCCCAGGAAGTGGTCGGTGCTGTAGTTGACCGCGTAGATGCTGGTGAAGTTTGGCGTGGTACCGTTTGCCTTATCTGCGCCTGTAGCGTCCTCGCCATTCTGTCCTGTGACGCCTGCTGTGGCAGGGCCGAGGATGATACGGGTTGTCTGGTCAGCACGCACGCCAGGATCACGGATGACCGCGCCCTTGTACTGCATGATTTCGCGATCAAACTGGTCTTTTGTGATCATTAGACCGCCACCAGTTCCCAAGGCACGTAACGCGAAGTGCAAGCGCCGTTTGACGTAATCGTTCATGTAGAGCGTGACGCCGGTGCCGTCTTGACTGTCTACCGACCAGAGCAGTTGATCGAGGAATTCAATCAATTTGTTGCCATTGGAGGGCGTTGATACAAGGGTTGCTTGAGTAAGATCAAGGCCACCGGCGTCGATCTTGTTCTCTGCCCTGACTCCATACAGGCCGCCATTGTCGATACGAGCACGAATACCCACAGGCGCGTTCAAGTCACCGGTGGTATGATCGTTCTTGAAGACTTTGGTATTGAAGTCATAGGTGAGTGCTTTGAGGTATGCTTGAGTCTGCAACGCACGCGGCTCAACGATCTGGTTCTGATCCATCACGATGAATTTATCCACGTCAATGTAGTTGCGGATAAGATAGACTTGCTCCTGGTACGCTGTCGGTGCGGCTTTGACTGTCACCCCTTCCGAGTTGAGTGGCGTCCAGTTGATGGAGGGAAGGTTGCCTTCGAAACGTGTCCCGTTCGCTATAAGCGATGCTTTGGTGATAAGTGGGACATCTTGCAGGACATTGCCATAGTCGATAAGACTCATGGTGACGCGCTGCATGAGCGGCTGATTGCTGTTGAGTGCGTAATCAGCCAGGGTATAAGCATTACTTGAAATAATGCCTTGTGCTCCAGCCATAAGTATCTACTCTTTCTTCTGTCTCCCGACGGTAGTGAGTAAACAGACTATTCAATTGATGTTGTTGTTAAGGCCGCTTATAGACATCATTCCAGGATGGTATGCGGCCTGGGACGCCTTGCCCCGGCGCTTGGATGTTCGCACGTCCTGGGTTCATCGCCGGTACTGCTGGCGCTCTATTTGGTGTCTGCGCGCCTGGCTCTTGCTTAGGCTCAGGGCCTAGCTCTGGCATCTCTTTCAAGAGCTTTTCCACCAGGGCTTTCGCATTCTTGGGCATGCCATCGTCATCGAATTCAAGTTCTGCTGTATCGACAAGTCGGTACACTTTCTCAGGATGGCGTATACCTAGGGCTGCTGCCTGTGCCTGGAATTCCGAGCTAATCACGCGCTCTTGATAGCGTCTCTCTAATTCAGCGTGTTTGGCTTGCAGTTCGCTATGCTGCTGATTGAGCTTTTCGGTCTCTGACAGCTTAGCTTGTTCCGCTTCCTTTTGCGCCTGCTCGAAAGCATCAAGGCGTTTACGTGCGGCTGCGTTTTCCTTGCGCAGTTGCTCAATGATCTTCTCATGATCAGTAGGTTGTGTTTGACTCACCGGCGCCTGGCCGTCTGTCGTCGAGGTTGCGCCCGCCTGGGGCGATCCACTGGTGGGCGCCTGGCCCCCGTCAGTAGATGGAGTTGTTTCTGTTGTCATAAGTATAGCCTATCCTTTCAGGATTTGTCAACGTATGTTCTAACTCGCCATGCTTTTCAAGCTATCAGGCACGTCCATCTTCGCCTCGCCATAGGCCGCTCTGAGTTTGCGAGCGGCGGCTTTCTTAGCGGCAGGTGGCACGCCTTTGAGTCCACCACGAGCGCCCGCCAATGCTGCGCTCGCAGCCCCTAATGCATTGCGGTTTATCGCGCCGCCTGGCTCCTTGTAGGGTAGCTTGCACAGAGATTGCACCTTATCTTTGCCTGACTCATTCAAATCTATGAGACAGGAACTGCAGTAACTAGCTGTGTCAGGCCATCGGCTTGCAGAACCGTCCCAAGGCTTATCAGTAATTGCCACTTTTGTACCTCCTTGCCATATGGCTGTTGAAGGGAAACCACTTTGAGATTAGTCCTCCTTAGTTGGCCCGCGAACTTCTGATATCGCGGATGATCGCGAGTTCCGTCTTCTTTTGCGTGACCCGTTGCTTGACAAGCTCGTCAAAGAGAGCTGGACGTGAGGCCAGCCACTGTGTGACCATCTGATCCATGGTCACTTCATCGATGATAAGATTGATCGGCTGCGGGGTGATCTGGATGTTCATGCTTTGCGGCGTCATGTTGATTGCGACATGGCCTTGCTCTTGCTCTTCTTCTGTCATTATTTCACTAAATCCTTCAAACTACGTTCGTATATCGACTTTCCCCAATCGGGATCACTTGTTCTGCCTACGATGTCCTCCAGGCCGAAGTCACCGTTTTGAAACGCCGCATACTTGGCTGGCCCAAGGATGGCCTTTTGCGTGTCTGCATCTTGCCGGTCAAACCAATCCGCGCCGCTTTCAAGCTCGACGCTCGTGTCTGGTATGTTGCTGGTGTCGATGCCAAGCGGGCCAAGTATGTCATCCCAACTCTTTGTCTTTGGCACCATGACACAGCGCCCATTAGGATGATCGTCTAATGTCTCGTCAAGGCTGTGCTCAGTGCCGTGCATCGCCACACATGCAGAACAGCTTGTACGGTCTAAGGCGCATTGCCAAATCCAGCCATCCACAACATCATCATTAGCGCGAAACGTCTCAAGATTGGCACTGCGATAACTACGTATCATCTCACTCCGTGCAATGGTGAGCGCCCGATACCTGGAGATGTTGAGCGCATCTTGCACCATTGGCGCGATCTGGCGCGGATTGTAGCCTAGGGTGATGCCGGTTATGAGCGCCTGTTTTGCGCCTTGTGCCGCCTCAGCACCGAATCCATTGAACAAGTCCGCGAGTGGGCTGCCTGCTTGTGTAGCCCCCACCAATGCTTGTATTGCTTGCGGTGACGGTAGACCGAAAGACCAATTGACACCCGCAGGGATAGTGGAGTGTAACAAGGCCATCGCCGCTTGTTGTCCGAGCGACGTACCCTGGTATTGGAGTTGCCCCGTCTGCGTCTGCGCTAAGGCTGCAAAGTGGTCTATCGTGCCCTGTATCCATGCGGTGATCGTCTCCAATCTCTTTTGTTCGTACAACCATGATTTGCTGATGTCCTCACCATTTGCTATCGCCGCGCTCATCTTGTCGTACAGCGCGTTTAGCTGAGGCTCGATTGCAGCAAGCGTTTGGCGGTGAGAAAAATCTAAAGCGGCCATAGCGGTGCGCTCATGAGCAAGTAGGCGTTGGCGGTATTCTTTGATGGTTTGCTGCAAGCGGCTAACTGACATTCAACCTATCCCTCAACCTTTGGAGTGTATCCCCTTCACCTGTAACTTCGACGCTTTGTTCATATCGCAGAGCATATTCCTGATCATCCAGACCTTTGAGGAATCGCATAGTACGCTTGACCTGTGATACTTCTACATCCCACTCTCTGATCTGCTCAAGGTACCAATTGAAAAATTTCTCAACTTCATTTTGATACCCCACCTGGAAGCGTGGCGGCAGGCTAGTCGGCCAACATTGCACATATGAAAATATCTCTGTTGTACTTATCTATTGCCTCCCTAAGAACGGGCTTTCTTGCCCTGGCTGCTGTTGCCCCGGCATTGGTGGTTGTGGTGGCATGCCCGGCGGGCCTTGCGGTGCTGGTGGCATGCCCTTACCTCGTGAGTAGTCGATATTCTTCTGTGCATCCTCGTTTTGCGAAAGCTCCAACTCTTCGTCAGGGTCGTAACCCTGCTCACGTTGAATGGTGGTGTCAGAAATGCCAATCTGCTTCTTGAGAATAGCCGCTTGCAACGACTGCAAGTCATCGTGTGGCAATGGGTCTTGCCATGCAAGTGTGATGTCAATGTCTTCTGACATGTGGTTGAGCACCAATAACGCTTTACTGGCTTCGATGATCAACTCACCGTAGCGGCATCGCTTGCCATCGGTCTTCTTGAGCGCTGACAAAAAGAGCAACTGGAGCGCAACGCCTGAGACATTGCCTCGTGGCATATCCTTTAGGCGGCCTGTAGCGATGCCTGGGAAGTGGCTCTGCTCGTCCATGTCGCTACGCAGATTGTCCAGGAAGACGAGCGCGTTCGCTACGTCGCTGGTGAGGTTTAAGGCAACAAACTCGCCGTCAGGCCCAACAATGGCAATTCTGCCCGGTGTCCTGTCAAGGCTGGACTCGCCAACGCCTTTGCCATAGATGAATGGCTGCCCATAGAGTATCTCTATGATCTGGATGCTCGATTGCAGCATGTTGATGGCCTTGTTCACGCCGATGATATCAGGTGTCACATCAGGCTTGCCCCAGGCGTTGTTTGGGTTGGGCAGGTTCTTGCACGTGAAGAGCGGCGGGAATGGATAATCCCACGTGATTGGCTCGCCTGCTGGCACCCAGTTGAGTTGCTTGGGCTGCATACCGGGCCTACCGATAGCCGTCCAGTGCTGTATTTGCCAGGTGTCGTCATCGTCGGGCATGCCCTTTGAAGCGTTGCCATCTGGATCGATTCGCATGATCTCTTCACGGTAGATGACTTCTTGCTGTCTGCCGTTGACATTCTCCACCTTGCTATACTGGATGCAGAAACATAACACCGTCTCGCAATCTTGCGGCGCTGTCTCCATCCCTACCACGATAGCAGGGTCAACGGTGATAAGCCTGAAATCGCCCTTGTCATCTGGCACAATACGCAGAAAGGCACTGCCACCCAACGCGCCATTATAGGCAAGGTCTTGCAGCAGTGGGATGCGTGTCTCTTTGCGCCCCCATACTTCATCGAGGAAGTCTTGTGCCTCAGCAGGCCCGTTCTCCTCTATAGATATCTCAAGCTCCTGACCAAAGAGGAAGTTCACGCCAGCATCGACAATCGGCTGACACCTGTTCGTGAGCACGTTCGGGTCGGTGCCGTCGGGCATTTTCTTGAGCGGCGGCTCAAGTTCGCCGTTGTAGGCTTTCCAGGCATCGCTAATGCGTTGGATGCGCTTCTTATCCTCTTCGCTGATTTCGTAGACAGGTTGGGCTTGCTGTGCTTGCTGTGCTGCTTGCGCAGGCGGCGTCATAGTCTGCGTCATCTAACTATCCTCCAAAGATGGATTTATTGCGGGCCGTAGTTTTTCCGCAATGAGCAGCCCAATATCAGTGACTTGATCGACTTCTCTAAACGTCACATAGAACGTTGGCACTCGGTCGGCGCTGATCTCAAAGACTGTGTGGTTAAGCACTTCTCGCACTTTCCATCCATCGGCTTGCATTTTCCTCTTAAACTCTTTTATGGTCATCTCGCCTCCTAGTAAATCCTCTGGCTGTATTTCACACTCGACGGCACTAAGTCAAAGTAAGCAACTAAGTAACGTAGTGCATCCATCGCGTGATCGTTTTCCTTGACCGGTTGATCGCCGCGCTTCATGTTCTGCCGTGTGTCCCAGATGTATGACTCAGGCTCGTCCTCTAAGCAGGTTGGGCGCTTCGTATCGGCTAGTTCTCTGTCTTTCTCAATCAGGCAATCACGAAATACCTGTATACGTGATTTGCCGTCACCTGCTGGCTTGAGACGTGAGGCCACGGCTTGAATACCTGCCGATACGTTCTTTTCGGCTTTCGTGGTATAGAGGCTCAAATGCCGCTCTAGGGTTGCTCTGTCTTCTGCGTCATGGTCGCAGATGATAGCGCGTGGTAATGGGTCTGCCCATGTCATGTGCTGCTCCTTGTATCGTGGATGCTCTCTTGGTAATCGGTTGAACCATCCTGAAGCAATATTGATATCGGCTGCATGGTCTTCAACAAGACGCTTGGTGTGGTAGAGTTGGCGATAGATGATAAGTCGTCCATCAGGATCAAGCGCAGCCCATAGGCATACGAACGGATTGGTAAATCCAAAGTCGATAGCCAGATAGCGGGGCCATTCCGCAGGAATATGCTCCTTGTTGACCACGTTTCTTGCGCGATCCCAACTCTCTTCATAGACTGTTCCCTCGGCTGCCACCCACAATCCATATCTGAGTCGTGAAAGTCTGACACCTGTTAGTCCTCCCAACGTTTCGAAGATGTATTGATAGCCCTCTGGCGTCCAGTCGGCTCCATCGTGAAATCGTGGGTTGTCCTCATGTCTACTAAGTATGCGCGTGGTAACTCCATCGTTACAACGTACATTGAGCCAGTGCTGCGGCGCATCAGGATTGGCGTCCATGATAACTTGCTGGTATGGTGTAACTCCATTTCTGAGCCTTGATCTGACAAATTCTAAATCCTCCACGGTGATTTCTGTAGCCTCGTTGATAAAGGCTAGATCAAACTCCCACGATTTCACCTTACTTGGCTTGTCCAGGCCATTCACCACCAGGATGCTACCGTTGGGATACATGAACGCCGCAGGGCGAACCTTGTTGCCACCGAAGTACGCGACATTCTCTTCGGGACGCAGGATGTGATCTCGGTACGTTGCCAGTGCTGAACCTGCTAAGGCCGTGTTGGATTTGCGAGCGACGAGCGCCTTAGCACCTGGGAAGAATGAGAGCATTGTGTGTATCTTGTACAGCGCCGCGTAGGTCTTGCCGGTGCCAGCAGGCCCGTCGAGCAAGACTTCGATGTCACGACACGCGCCAAGCTCAAGGTTGCCGCCGCGCAATTCAGGTGCAGCGATCACCAGTTCTTGCTTGGCGGGCGTGGCAATCATGCGCTCACCTCCACGTCGCACTCGGCAAAGAGCGAGTCGGGCGGGAATTGCTGAAAGTAGCGGGCTGCTGTGCCTGTATCGCCATAGCCATAGTCGATCTCTGCTTTCTTGCGTCCACCGTAAACTATGCCAGTACCAGCCTTGTGCTTTTGTGTAACGCCTCCAACCTTACGCTCTCCCGATTGCTCGCCAATAATCCTAATCGGACAGTCGGGCGAACAGTCCCAGTCCTCGACTTCCTCCATGCCGTCTTGATCGCCGTGATAGGTGCTACTGTTCGTCTTCACCAATCCGTTATACACAGTTCCACCTTTGCGCGGATTGCCTTCAATGGGACGACCTCCACCAATCGGTACTTTCTTCGTTGCCACCTGCACCGTTTGCGGCTCATGTGTCATGGCATGGGCAATCCTGGCCTCGCATATCTGCACATACGAAGCGTCTTGCTCCACTAGAATGAAGTGGCAATTCTCCTGAATAGCGGCACAAGCTGTACTACCTGAACCGCCGAACATGTCAAGCACGATGCCGTCAGGAGGTGTGATCAGGCGAATGAGCCAGCGCATGAGGGCAAGACTTTTGACGGTTGGATGATGGTTGCCATTCCAGGCGTTAGGCTCATTCTCGTTATGCTCACGTTTGCCTATGCCATCATTCATCGTAGCAGTAAACTTCGAAGGCAAGCCCTCACACCCGGCATTCCTTTCGGCTCGGCTCGCCTTACTGAAATAGCCAAAGGGGATGTAGTCAGCGGGCGGGAAGTTGGTGAAGTAGCGGGAAGCTTTGCCCTCATCTGGTTGTCGGTCATACTCGCCACGACTGTATGTATTGCCTCTCATCCCTGGTTGCTGATAACCTTCATTGACATGACGCCCGCCGCTCTTGCGTACCCCGCTCTGCCTGTCAAGCTCGGCAATTGGGCATGACTCGTGGCACTGGTAGGCTTCGACGAGTTCCATGCCGTCTGTATCTGCGTGTCCAGTTGTGACATTGGCGTTATAGTCTCCATAGATTGCACGGTCAACTTTTGCGCCATTATGTCGATCATGCTCCCTATCGTTGACACGTACACGCTTGACCCCTAGCGGCTGGCACCACAGCGAGTGACTGAGCAGGAGGTGCGAGGGCCAGCG